GAAAGGCTTCGCGCAATGACAATGAAGATTTCCATCAAACCGGCGACCGCTCAAGCCGCGAGAGTGCATGGGCACGTCAACCGCCTTTGGCTGGACAATTACTATCAGGATTTGACCTACGACGACTTGGTCAAGCTTGCGGTCGAGGCCTTGGACGCTGTCAGCGACGCCGATGCCAAGAAAATTTGGAACGCACGCAAACCATGACGCACTCTCACAATGCCGGGTGCGGAGTGAGCGCCGGCGAGCGAGCCAGCGCCTTCCCAAACCCCGACCCAGCAAAGGGCAGGACACCATGAGAGAGTGGAGGCGCGCGTGAGCCGTTATCGCTGGACACAAGAAGCCCAAGAGATGGTCGAGCGCCGTGTGCCTGACGCCGAGGTCGCCCGCGCCACCGGATGCGCCCTGAAGACGGTGCAGGACCATCGCCGCGCCCTTGGATGGAAGCCCTACAACCAGCGCCAAGGCTGGAGCCGCCGCGACTGGCTCATGCACGATGCAGCGGGGCTTGACTTTCTAAGGTAGCCTGCTCCTCTTGTTGAGGCTGACCGCTCCACAACCGAGCATCAGCCCATGGCCTCAAAGGGCCGACCGTCAAAGTTCACGCAAGCACTGGCGGATCGCATTTGCGAACGCCTCGCCGCAGGGGAGACCCTGAGGGCGATTTGCCGTGACAAGGACGTGCCCTCGCATAGCACCGTCCTTAATTGGGCTAAGACCGAGCCGTTTTCCGACCAATACGCGCGAGCCAGAGAGATTGGTTACGCCCTGATGGCCGACCAACTCACCGAGATTGCCGACAACGTGAAGGGCGACCCGGCCCGCGACCGGCTCCGTGTAGACACCCGCAAGTGGCTCCTCTCCAAAGCGTTGCCGAAACTCTACGGCGACAAGGTGGAGCACACCGGCCCCGGCGGGGGTCCGCTCCAGTTTATCGAGCTTCGCGCGGTGGAGCCGAAGTGATCCCGCGCATCGACCTCCCAGCCAAGTTGGTTCCCGTGTTCACGGGTAAGGCGATGTACCGCGGCGCGTATGGTGGGCGCGGTTCCGCCAAGACGCGCAGCTTCGCCAAGATGGCCGCCGTGCAGGGGCTTCGCTTTGCTCAAGCCAACCTGCCGGGTGTCATCGTCTGCGGGCGCGAGTTCATGAACTCCCTTGACGATAGCTCCCTTGCCGAGGTGAAGGGCGCGATCGCCTCTGAGCCTTGGTTGGCTGAGCGCTACGACATCGGGGAGAAGTACGTCCGTACGCGCGACGGCAAGATCGACTTTGCCTTCGTTGGCCTGCGGCACAACCTAGACAGCATCAAATCCAAGGCGTTGATCCGCCTTCTCTGGGTGGATGAGGCCGAGCCGGTCAGTGACACAGCTTGGAACAAGGCCGACAACACAGTCCGCGAGGAAGGCGCTGAAGTCTGGGCGACGTGGAATCCGGAGCGAAAGAACAGCGCCACTCACAAGCGCTTTAGGTTGGACCCGCCCGCCGAGAGCAAGTTCGTCGAACTCAATTGGCGCGACAATCCATGGTTCCCGAGCACACTCAACAAGAAGCGCCTGGCGGACAAGGAAAAGCGCCCGGACCAGTACGACCATATTTGGGAGGGCGATTTCGTCTCTGTGGTCGAGGGTGCCTATTTTGCTAAGGCACTGACCGAGGCCAAGGCGCAGGGGCGCATCGGGAACGTGGCGCGCGATCCGCTTATGACTGTGCGCGCCGTGTGGGATATCGGCGGGACTGGCGCCAAGGCCGACGCCTGCGCCATCTGGATTGTCCAGTTCGTGGGCCGGGAAATCCGCGTGCTCGACTACTACGAGGCGCGCGGGCAGGAGCTTTCGGCGCATGTGATGTGGCTGCGGGAGAAGGGATACGCCAAGGCCCTCTGCATCCTGCCGCACGACGGCAAGACCCATGATCGCGTCTACAGCGTCTCCTATGAAAGCGCGCTTAAAGAAGCCGAGTTCGATGTCGTCGTGGTCCCCAACCAGGGAGCCGGCGCCGCCAACATGCGCATCGAGAGCGCGCGTCGCATGTTCCCATCTATCTGGTTCAATGCCGGAACGACTGAGGCCGGGCGCGACGCGCTGGGTTGGTATCACGAGAAGCGCTCAGACGATGACCGCAACATCGGCCTAGGCCCCGATCACGACTGGTCCTCCCACGGTGCCGACGCCTTCGGCCTGATGTGCGTCGTTTACGAGGAGCCGCAGACCAACACCCCCAGAATTGAAACCAAGCCGCCGAGTGTCGGCAACTGGATGGCCGCATGAGCAAGCCCGTCACTCGCCGCGGCGACGCGCCCCCGAACTACCAGGCCAAGACCCTCTCCAAATCCGAAAAGGAGAAGATCCACAAGGAAGCGCTGGAGCGCGCCGAGGAAGCATGGACCGCCGAGCGCGAGAACATCGTGCAGGGCCGCGATTGCCAGAAGTTCTATGCCGGCGACCAGTGGGACCAGAAGGCGCGGGACATGCGCAAGGACCGCCCGGTGCTGACCATCAACCGCCTGCCGCAGTTCGTGCGCCAGATGACGGGCGACCTGCGCAAGAACCCGCCGGCCATCAAGTTCCTGCCGGCCAAGGGTGAAGCCACGGTCGAGACCGCCGAGGCCTATAACGGCATCACGCGCCACATCGAGCAGAAGTCCAGCGCGAAGGACTGCTACATCACGGCGACCGAAAACGCGGCCATTGCCAGCCAAGGCGCATTCCGCATCGTCACTGAATACAGCTCGCGCAAGAGCTTTGACCAGGACATCCGCTTCAAGCCCATTCGCGACCCGTTCGGCTTCCTGATCGACCCCTTTGCCGTCCTGCTCGACAAGTCGGACATGCAATACGGCTTCGTCTTCGAGCAGTTCTCGAAGAAGGCCTACGAGAAGAAGTGGCCCGGCATGGTGGCCGACGACGTGCCGCTGCCCAACGATTCCAACAGCTTCTCGTGGCGCCCGAAGGAGGGCATCCGCGTAGCCGAGTATTGGGTGCGCGAGCCGGTCACGACGAAGCTCTACGAGTGGTCGGACGGGACCGTGCAGGAGCAGGAGCCGCCCAAGGACTCGGGAGTGACGGTCCTGCGCACCCGCGAGGTCGAGGACTTCAAAGTCCTCATGTACATGATGAGCGGCAAGGACATCCTGAGCGGGCCGCACGAGTTCCCCGGAAGCCTGATTCCCATCTGCGTGGTGGTCGGCGAAGAGATCACCATGGACGGCGCGACGCGGCGCAAAGGCATGGTCCACGACGCCCGCGACCCGCAGCGCATGTGCAACTACTCGCGTTCTGCCGGGGCGGAAGCTGTGGCCCTGCAGCCGCGCTCGCCGTTCATTGCCTCGGTCAAGCATGTGGCGGGCTATGAGAACGTCTGGCGCACGGCGGGCAGCGAGAACCATTCGTTCCTGCCCTACAATGTCGACCCGCTGGCACCGAACAGCAAGCCGGAGCGCTCGCCCCCGCCGATCGCGTCGCAGGGGCTGGATACGCAGTACGCCATGGCTGCGGCAGACCTTGAGGCCGTCACTGGCATCTACAAGGCCAGCCTCGGCGCGCCCAGCAACGAAACCAGCGGCATCGCCATCGCCCGCAAGCAGCAGGAAGGCGACACCGGGACATTCCTCTATCCGGACAATCTCTCGCGCGCGCTGGGCTACGCCGGCCGCATCCTCGCGGAGATCATCCCCCAGGTCTACGACAACGAACGCATGGTGCGAATCCTCAAGGAGGACGGCACAGCCGAGATGATCACGGTCAACGCCGAGGCTCCCGAGATGCGGGCCAACGGGCAGCCTGAGCCGGCCTACGACCTGGACGACGGCGAGTACGACGTGAACATCACCACGGGGCCGTCCTTCGCCAGCCGCCGCGCCGAGGCGTGGGAGAACATGACGGCGCTGGCACAAGCCTATCCGCCCCTGATGCAGCTTGCCGGCGATCTGGTGATCCGCAACGGCGACTTCCCCGGCGCGGACGAGATCGCCAAGCGCATGGAACGGGCGCTCCCTCCGGGACTCAAGGATGACGAGCCCGCCGAGCCGCCGCCGCCGTCTCCCGAGGAGCAGGCCGCCGCCGCCAAGGACGCCGCGTCCGCGCTCAAGGATGGTGCCCTCACGGACAAGACCATCGCCGAGACGACCAAGATCAACCTGGAGAATGCCGGGATGGTCGTGCAACTCCAGACGCTGGGCGGGCAGGTCGAGCAGCTCATGCAGATGGTGCAGCAGCTTGCCGGGCAGGGCGGGCAGCCGCCGCAGCCGGGCGCGCCTCCCGAGGGTATGGCACCGCCAGCAGAGCCCCCGCAGATACAGCCCGATCCGATGATGGACGGCGGCGGGCTGGTCGAGCTTGAGACGCTGGACGGCATGGGGGCGCCGGCATGACGCCCGCCGAGTCCGCCCGCGTCTTCCTGCAAGCCCGCTTCATCGAGCTTGTCCACCACCTGATCAGCCCGTGGGCATACAGCCCACAGCAGATCCGCGCCCGCGATCAACGCATTTCGCAACTCAGACGGATAACCACATGAGCGACGTATCAGGCGCTGTTGACGTTTCCTCAAATGTGAGCGATGCTCATGTTCCGAATGCGGGCGTGTCTCAGCCCGTCGCTGCCGACAACCCGGCCGACTCAGCACCGGCCACCACGGGGGACACCCCGGCGGACACGCCTTCCGAGCAGCCCGACAAGGGCAAAGCGGATGCGGGGCTCCAGAAAGCAATCAACCGACTTACCCGCCAACGCGGGGACGCAGAGCGCCGCGCGATGCGCCTGGAAGCCGAGCTGGAGGTCTACCGCAAGGGAACCTCACCGCAGCCGCAACCCCAGGCACGCGCCAGTGAGCTGAAGGAGTCGGATTTCGCGAACTACGGTGAGTTCGTGCGAGCCCAGGCTCGGGAGATCGCACGAGAGGAGTTGGCAGCCCAGCGCCAGGAGCAATCCCAGCGTGAGGCCAGCCAGGCAGCCGGAACGGCTCGGCAGGCTTTCGAGAGAGAGGCTGCAGAGCAGGCAAAGGCCGCCGGTATCGACTTCGAGGATTCTTGGGAAACGCTGCTTTCGCTCCCCAAGGACGATGTCTCCGAGGTTGCCGCCGCTTACTTCTTCGAGGCCGCCGAGAACAAGGCCGCACTCGTCCACCACTTCGCGAATGATCCGGATGAACTCGCTCGCATTTCGCATCTGCCCCCGATCAAGGCGGTTCGTGAGCTGGCGCGGATAGACGCTCGACTTGGAGCGACGAAACCGCCGGCTCGAACCTCATCCGCGCCGCCGCCGGTTCCGACCGTCGGGGGCCGATCGGTGACGACGCGCGACCCGAAGGACATGGACATGAAGGAGTACGCCTCCGCATGGAATGCCCGCCGAGCGAGCAAGCACTGAGAGGCCGACGGCGCCCTCATAGGGCAGCGCCAACATGGCAACCAACACGCTTCTGACGAACGACATCATCCTCAAGGAGGGGATGATGCATCTCTACAACGAACTGGTCGTTTCCAAGCTCTGCAACCGTCAATTCGAGGGCGAGTTCGGGGGCGGCATCAACGGTGGAGTGAAGGCGGGCAGCACCATCCGCATCGCGCGTCCGATCCGCGGCCAGGTCCGCACCGGCGCCACGATGGCCCCCCAGGACATCACCGAAGGCCGCGAGGCTCTGACCGTTGCCACGCAGATCGGCGCGGATCTGGAGTTCACGTCCGCCGACCTGACGCTCTCGGTCGACTCGTTCTCCGAGCGCATCCTGAAGCCGCAGATGATCTCGCTGGCCAACGCCATCGATGTCGCCGTCATGACGGAACTGGTGAACAAGACCCCCAACTGGGTGGGCACGCCGGGCCAGACCATCAACAGCTATGCGGACTTCACCCCGGCGCCGCAGCGCCTGGATGAACTGTCCGTGCCGCAGGGCCGCGTCGCGATCCTGTCGCCCGCCGACCACTGGGGCCTCATCGGCAGCATGTCCGGCCTGTACATCCAGAGCACCGCCAAGAGTGCGTTGGAGCGGGCCAAGATGCCGCCGCTGGGCAATATCGACATGTACATGTCGCAGAACGTGGTCACGCACACCAACGGCACGTGGTCGGGCGGCTCGCCCATCGCCGAGATCGACAACGGCACGCTCTCCACGACCTACGCCTCGTGCAAGGACACGTGGACGATGACCATCCACATCGACGGCCTGACGGCGGAC